GTATGGGTATGAAAGCTGAATACAAGCTTAACAATACAATTACACTTAATGGAGCTTATGGTATTGAACATGATATAAGTCTGTATGGTGGTGTACTTCAAGCTCATTCTTCAACTATAGAAGGAATTGAACCTATTGAATTAAACAACGCTGTTAATAAAACTAGACCAGTAGTCACATTAGGTTCTACTTATTATATTACACCAACTCAAACCTTTGCGGCACAGTTTCAGTATCAAGAATTACCTAGTGTTAAAACAAATGCTAAGACAGCTTATTTAAGCTACACGGTCGGTTTTTAATTTTGTAAATCAGGAGTGAGATAAAGACAATGTTAGATAATGCGGGTTTTCTATGGAAAATTCTAAAAATAATACTCCCTGACTTTATTCAAGCTTTTTTTAAAAAGAAAAAGAAGAATAGATTAATAATAGAGTTAGAGAATCACGATATATTTCCTACTCTTGACAGGGTTAGAAACGAGGTAGCTAATCTAAAATTTTATACTCACGGACAGTATGACAAGGTAAAGACTAGGATGTGTTATGACTTTACTAAACACAAGTCTCTTACGTGTTCTGGTAGAATGTTAGCAATTTTAAAAAGAAAAGATATAGATAATCTAAATAGAGATGAGCTAAAGAAACTTTTACTAGATGAAATGAACTATATGCATATAGAGTACATCAGAGACATAAAACTAGACTGGGATTCAAGGGGCATTAGCCATCAAGATGTAGATTACGTTATACATTTGTTTGAGAAGTTTAGATACGACGTAATAGTTTCTTTTGAACGTAGAATAAATTCTATATTTGGAAGTACATATAATAAAGATAATTTTGACGTTATGTTAGCTGTTTTAGAGATGTGGGCAATGGGAATTGATTTATTACCTAGAGACATGTCAGCCACTTTTGAGTCTCTTAATGGCAAGTTTAAGGATATAAAATATGATTCCATTTGAAGTAATTACAATGTTAGGCAGTGGTCTACTTACAGGTGTATTAAGCCTGTGGTCAGCTGGTCAGAAAGATAAGGCAGACCAACAAAAGTTTTTAATACAACGTGCTGAGGTTGATAGAGCAGCTATACAGGATGCACGTAGTCACGGTGGACACTTCCAAAGTGTAACCCGTCGTTGGATGGCATTGTTAGCAGTATTCTTTATTATATGTTTACCAAAGCTAGCTGTCTTTATAGACCCTTCTATTGCTGTACATCTAATGTATTTAGAGCAAGTTAAAGAAGGATGGTGGATATTTGGCTATACACAAGAGGTTACAACGTTTACAGGTCTCTCAGGTATAGTCATAACTAACGCTGACACACACTTTTTAGCAGCAGTATCGGGGTTTTACTTCGGTTCAGCTGCCGTAAGGAGATAAAATGACAGAACAAAATGAACAAATAGAAAAGATAGTAGAAGAATTACCTGTATTACTTGTGGCTCATGCTTATAGGAAACTAAAATCAGGTGAGGAAATCACTGCAAGTGAGATGAAGGTATGCTTAGATATCTGTAAGACTTACTCAAGTCCTGATATCGTAGAGAAGGCTCACAACATACTAGAAGACTTACCATTTGACACAGATGAATAAGATAGAGAACTTTAAGAACTTCTTGTATCTAGCTTGGAAACACCTCAATCTACCTGAGCCAACACCTATACAATACGATATAGCAGACTATCTACAATCTAAAGAGAAACGTATAGTAATAGAGGCTTTCAGGGGCGTAGGAAAGTCTTGGATTACTTCTGCATTTGTATGTCACCAATTACTGCTGAACCCTCAGCGTAACATATTGGTAGTATCAGCTAGTAAAACGAGGGCTGATGACTTTAGTACATTTACACAGAGGCTTATTGCAGAAATGCCTTTGTTACAGCATTTACAACCTAAGGATAGCCAAAGACATTCTAAGGTATCCTTTGATGTTGCCCCAGCACAGGCTTCACACGCCCCCTCAGTGAAGTCTATGGGGATTACAGGTCAGCTTACGGGGTCTAGGGCTGACCTTATTATTGCTGATGACGTAGAATCTGCCAATAACTCACAGACTCAGCTTATGCGTGACCGCTTAAGTGAGACCGTAAAAGAGTTTGACGCTATTATAAAGCCTAAAGTAGGACGTGTTATCTTTCTAGGAACACCTCAAACAGAGATGTCATTGTATAATGACCTAGATGAACGTGGGTTCAAGACACGTATATGGTCAGCATTGATTCCTAACCAAGCACAAAGGACTGGATATGGGCATAAATTAGCCCCTGTAATCGCTGATATGGACAGTAAAGAGGGAGACCCTACTGACCCTACCAGATTTAATGAAATCGACTTAATGGAGCGTTTAAGCTCATATGGTAGGTCAGGCTTTAATTTACAGTTTATGTTGGATACTAGTCTATCTGACGCCAATAAATACCCATTGAAGCTTAATGACCTTATTATAGCCTCAGGTTGCAGCACATGGACAGAAGCTCCAGCCAAAATACAATGGGCTTCAGGTATAGACCAAATCAAAGCGGTTGACTCTGAGTTACCTAATGTAGGACTTAAGGGTGACTATTGGACTTCTTACCTATATATGTCCGAAGAATTTACAGAGTTTGAAGGCTCAGTTATGTCTATTGACCCCGCTGGTCGTGGGGCAGATAAAACAGCCTATTGTGTACTTAAGATGTTACACGGTGTATTGTACCTGACTGCCATTGGTGGTCTAGATGGTGGATACTCTGATGACACACTTAAGAAGCTAGCCAATATTGCCAAGAAACATGACGTCAATGATATCGTCATTGAGAGTAACTTTGGTGATGGCATGGCAACACAACTTCTAAAGCCTGTATTGGCTGACATACATCCTTGTAATGTAGAAGAGGTACGTCACAGTATACAGAAAGAGAAGCGTATAATAGACACATTAGAGCCTATTATGAATACCCATAGGTTAGTTATTGATGATAAGCTTATCAAAGATGACTTTCAGTTAGACCCTGACCACCAGTTATTTAGACAGATGACTAGGATAACAAGGGATAAAGGTGCACTAAGGCATGATGACCAAATAGACGCCTTAGCTATTGCAGCTAACTACTGGGTAGAAGTGATGGATAGAGACCAAACATTGTCTTATAACCAACACAAAGAAGAAATGTTACAGGAAGATTTAGATAAGTTTATGGAACAAGCCATAGGCAGAGAGCCAAAAGGAGATAGCTGGATATGAGCGACTGGATATACTCTGATAGAGAGTGGGAAGAAGTCAAAAACCGTATAGGTCAAATTGAATCTTCTAATCGCTACGATATTACAGGTGGAAGTGGTAATGCTTATCACGGTAGGTATCAGATGGGAAAACAAGTCATAAAAGATTCTGCTTATGCTTTAGGTTTACCTACGCCTGACTTAGAGGTATTTAAAAAATCTCCTCACATGCAAGACAAATTTATGAAAAAGCACTATCAGATAGGCAATAACTGGCTTAATCAAAATAGTAAAGTATATAAAAACATGTCAAATGAAGATAAAAAGAAAGTGTTACCAATGCTTCAGTTTGGGGCTGGTAATGTGCGTAACTTTTTAGATAAAGGGATTATGTTTAAAGATGGAAATGGGACACCTATTACTAAGTTTAGGGATGCTTTTAATGGTTATGAGTGGGATGAAATAGACTCATACATAACTCTTGACCCTATAATGGTAACTCCATCTGATGGACAATAGGTCGTCAAAGGTTTTTCTTCATTTTTCCTTTGGCGGCTCTTGTCCTACTTGTAGGAGTCCTTGTCTGTAAATATCTAGACAAAGGGTGGACAAAAACTTAAAGTACCCATATAAGATAAAACCCCTGTGCACCCCTAGCTATATATAGACAAGCTATCCTTCCTTATTACTT